TTTGCAGGAAAATCCACTGTACATAGATACGATGTAGTACTTTTTTCAGTCACAAGTGATTGTGATTGGTGGTCATTTCTTGCGGAGCGTATTAAGTGGCAAAAGGGGGTGTATAAAGTTATAGTAGGTGGGCAGGGAGTTTTAAATGTGCGACCGTTTTTAAACTGGGTAGATTACTTTGTTTTAGGAAGAGCCGAAAATCTGATAGATGCAATGATACAGTCTATCGACAAATGGGGGGATTTTGAAAACGAGCATGTAGTAAATACTAAAACATTCAGTGTAGATAAAGAGTATTACATAAATCAAGCATCAGAGTTGTACCCGCATGATATGGTACTGTCAAACGGAGATGTGTACCGTGAAGATTCTATAGGGTGCAATCATAAGTGTCTATTTTGCGGGTATAGCTGGCAAAGAAAACAGAATAAGCAGGAGGCTTTTAATTACAGCGGTTTATGGCATGCCGGAAAAGACAGAGAACGTGCAATGATTGACATTGCAAATGGTATTGATATAGATTTTGTGAAACTGTGTACTACAGCGATTGATGGGTTGAGCCAAAGGCTTAGGTATAATGTAAATAAAAGAATAAGCAGAGAAATGGTGCAGGATTTCTTGTTTAAGTTAGCTTCTTGTGAAAAACCCCATAAAGTGAAATTCTATAATATTATTGGCTATCCAACTGAAACACAAGAGGATTGGTTTGAATTCTTAGAAGATATAAATATTGCAGACAGTAAGTTTAGAAAGCAAGAAAAGCAGACGTGTATATTGCTACAGTCAACCCCATTTAGAGCTATGCCTGCCACGCCTATGGCTTGTAGTCCGATGAGTTACGTTAATTACCGAGGTAAAATAGCTGATACATTAGGTAAAAATAGGAAGGGGCATATATTTTATCAAGGCAATGCTATGTGGGCAGTAGAAAGTATGGCGACGGAATCCTTATCGGCACCAACCTTATCCGCCATAATCTGGAGAGGGGTAGAATCTGATGCGGATAACATAGCGAAGATAGCCGAATCTAAGAAATTTTTTAGTGCAAGCAGTCCCGTTAAAACAGCCACACTAGAAAAACACTTTGATGTTGCTAAATTATTTAGTTCTTATACACTAGAGGATTTACCCACTAAGTATTTAAGGACATATTGTAATATTAAGTATAAAGAGTTTAAATCATAAATGCCTAACATCTTCAAAAAGACAATAGACCAACAAAAAGCAGTCATAATCATGAAGTCCGCCGCTACCCGAATACTCCTATACGGAGGTTCCCGGTCGGGCAAGACTATGATTATTCTCTTTGCTATTGTCTTTAGGGCATTAAAATTCCGCCAATCAAGACACCTAATTCTTAGACGACACTTCAACACAGCCAACACAGCAATCGGACTTGACACAATGCCGAAGCTGTATGGACTGCTTGGACTTAAAGTAAGTTACAATGGTTCTCACATGTATTGGATTCTTCCAAACAAAAGTGAGATATGGTTAGGCGGACTAGACAATAAAGAGAGAGCCGATAAAGTACTAGGCAAGGAATATGCTTCAATCTTCTTTAATGAGATATCCGAAATGACATTCGCCTCTGTAGAAACAGCACTATCAAGACTTGCACAGAAAATCCCTGGTTGCATAAATAAAGCCTATTTTGACTGCAATCCAACATCTAAGCTACACTGGGGATACAAGATGTTCATTGAAAAGATTAATCCAGCAAACAAAGCCCTATGGGCTAATCAGAATATGATAGCATTCCTACAGATGAATCCGGAAGGGAACAGAGACAACATTGCAGAGGGTTACATTGAAGATACTCTTGATAATATGTCGAAGAGCAATAAGACAAGATTTAGAGATGGAGAATGGTCAAGTGGGGTTGAGGGAGCAATATGGAAAGCTCCTTGGATTGATGACAACAGAGTAAGTGTAATGCCTGATGAAGATACGATAGAGAGCATTGTAGTAGCTGTAGACCCCAGTGGTGATGATGGGAGCAAGGATGAGAACGGTGAGACCTCTAATGATGCTATAGGCATTGTAGTAGCACTAAGGACAACAAACGGGCATTACTACGTGATAGAGGATGCAACGATGAATGGTTCCGCTCTGGAGTGGTCAACAAAGGTTGTAGAGGTTGCTGAACGTAATGATGTTGATTGTATAGTTGGTGAACAGAATTACGGAGGTGATATGGTAAGACATACGATTAAATCCGCTATGCAGGCACGCAAGGGAAAGATACAGGCACGAAGAATAGAGCTTGTAACATCATCAAGAGGAAAGAGATTAAGGGCAGAGCCTGTAAGTGCTTTATACGAGGATGGGTTAGTACATCATGTAGGGTACTTCCACGATTTAGAAACGGAACAGGTTGAATGGGTAGAGGGAAAGGATTCACCGAATAGAATAGATGCTTTAGTGTTTGCCATAACAAAGTTAAGTGGAGTTAGGGCAGAAGTTACACAGGAAAGAGTAACGGGATTTTACTAATAAATAACAGAAGGAAAATGAAGATGAAACAAATATTCAAAACATTATTTGAAGATGAAGAATGGACATGGAACGATTTAACAGAAGCGTTAATAGAGCATTACGGATACAGTGAGCCTTGTGAATTAATTACTTGTATGACAATACTGCATGAAAACAAGGAAAAGATTTTAAAGGAAGTATGTAGTTGGAAGCATATTCAAAAAGGTGTTCTTGATAACTTGTCTGCAAATATCTATAATGCAGAGGAGCAGTAATAAAGTAGTTGACAAATAATTTCAATTGCGGTATAAGAGGTGGTAATTAGAAAAATCTTAACGAGGTAAATTGATAATGCCAAAGACAAAACCAGAAATATGTGCAAATTGTACACGCTGGAGAATTAATTGTGGGGCAGACTGGTGCCAATTAACAGAGGCATGGATAAGAGCCTACGCTAAAGCTTGTAGATTATACGAGGAAACAATAGAGGAATAAAACATGACAGAAACAAATAATACTATCAGCAATGTAAATACGAATAGCGAGTACAATACACAAATCGAAAGATGGGATAAAGTATTCGATACTTTGCAAGATGAAACACACATCAAGAATCAGACAACAAAGTACTTGCCTATGCCAAGTGGGATATTATCAGAAAAGAAGCTTACTCTCCGTACTGAACTCTACAACGCATATCTTTCTAAAGCAATTTATTACAGATACCTAAATAACTTTGTTACAACAATGAAGTCCCTGCTGATGAAGAAACCGCCAGAAATAGAACTTCCTGAAAAGTTAGAACCTATTCTGGAAAGTGCAGGGCAGGATGGAGACAGCCTACTCACAGTCATAAATAGATTATTTCAAGCACAGTTATCTTATTCGAGATACGGAATACTTGTGGACATTCCAGATAATGCTAAAGGCATTGATATTATTCCACATCTAATTGAGTACAATTTTTCAAAGATAAAAAACTGGGTAATTAAAACAATCAACGGCAAAAAAGAAACAGTTGCTATTGTACTAGATGAATCCTATACAGAAATTGGTATAGGATTTAGCGAAACAGATGTAGTGCAGTATAGAATTTGTGCATTGGCAAATTATAAAAACAGCCCTCTATATTATTCTTACACGACAGATATTGCAGGAGTAAATGCTTTTGATGTTGAACAGGATATTCCCGAAGAGGTTATACCTCCAAACATTCTTGGAAAGACACTTGATTATATTCCATTCCAGATTTGTAATGCCCTAAGCCTTGACTGGGAAACAGAGATACCCATAGGCATAGCTGTGAGCGATATCTCGCTAGCTATTTATCGGGGTGAGGCGGACTATAGGCAAGGACTGTTCATGCAAGGACAGGCTACTCCTTACGCCACAGGAGCGACTACAGAGAAAGATTCCCTAAGCATGGGAGCTTCAGCACTTGTTAGAATATCAAGTTCAGAGGCTAAGGTAGGTTTCATGGAGGTTGAGGGCAAGGGATTAGGAGCGATGGCTGATGGTCTTAACGGATTGCATAAGCAGAACGAACGATTAGGAATTTCACTTGTTGATGCAGGTGCAAATCAATCAGGAGAAGCACTTGGTGTAAGATTAGGAATTCAGACTGCTTCACTGGCGGGAATAAGTCAGACAAACAAGGCTTGTATGAAAGTATTGCTTACTATATGTGCTGAATGGATGGGGTTGGACCCAGAAGAAATTTCTTTAAATTATTATACAGACTTTGCTAGTGCAGAACGAACGATTGAAGAGCTAGAAAAAACTGGTGGATTAGTTGGCAAGTCATTATTTGCTTTGGAAGATTATTACAGGTTGCTGGTTAAGAACGAGCAGACTAATGTTGCTACTTTTGAGGAGTGGAAAGAAATGGTTGAAAGTCAAACCTCTTTGATGATTGATGATGCCACTCAAAAGATAATTGATGAAGCTAATGCTAATAATGGGGTTGATGATAATATAGACGAAGATGTTTAGCAGATAGGAATAATTACTTATGGCTATAACAATAAATGAAAAAATACAAAGTCAAATAATTCTACACCAAACACAGGTAATTAATTATGCAAATAAATTATCTAAGGATATTTCCGCAGGTATCAATGTAACTAACCCGGAGCTTGCGGACTATCTGAAAACACGCCTACCCAAAATAACTACCAATATAAACTCCAGAGAATTTCAAAAGCAGATGATTTTTGTCTATAAAGACATTAAAAAGATTCGTGCTGAAAATACTCTATCAATTCAAAAGAAAATTATTGATAGAAATATTAAATACTACGAAGGAATGAAAGGGCAGGAGTTATACTTCAAAGCAGAAATGTTAGACTTTGCGAATAAAGAAGTTGAGTATTTAGATAAATTAATACACAGCGAAGTTCCACTTGATTTTAACTCAAAGAAAGTTCCTAAGCCCGCAATAGTCAATACGGTTGCTCTGGGCGACTATTCGGGTAAAACAATCAAGCAATGGTTCAAGAAATTAGCCGATGATGATGCAGCAACTATATTGCAGACAGTAAGAAATGGAATGTCAAGTTCCAACACTCCAAACCAGATAATCAGTGAAGTATTTAAAACAGATATTCCAAAGACTATGCGCAGTGCGGAAGCTCTGGGCAGGACGATGACTAACGGGGTAGGCAACGCCTCTAGAAGTTCTTTCTACGAAACGAATAGCGATATTATAAGCGGTATTCAATTTGTTGCTACACTTGACCTAAGGACGACACAGATATGCGGTAGTTTAGATGGACAAGTGTTCCCTAATATCCAAGAATGTCCGCAACCGCCTCTCCACGTCCAATGCAGATCAACTACAGCTCCAGTTCTTGATGGAGTAAAAGTATTCGGACAGAGGCAAGCAATAGCAGATGGGAATTTCAGAACAGAGGCAAGAAATCTATTTTTAGAAAGGGAAACGAATAGAGGAACATCACTAACTGCTGCAAAAGCGATGTGGTATGATAAGTCCTTAAGTCAAGTAACTCATTACAGACTAGATGCACAGAAGAAGTTTAATTCCGCAATGGGTGGAGTTCCGATGAAGACTAATTATTCACAATGGTTGAAAGGACTATCAGAACGAGAACAAGTGATAGCTCTAGGTAAAACTAAGGCGAAATTATTTAGAAGTGGAGATTATAAATTAACTGATTTTGTTAGTAAATATAACAAAAATCTTACTTTAGACCAAATTTATAAAAAATAATGTAAAAAAGACTTGCAATATCCATTCAGTATGATATAACCGCATTAATAAGACAAGTTGACGGTTGATTTATAACAAGTAACATGGAGAAAAACATGGCAAAGAAAATGATAACTCTGCTAGTGATAGCAACAATGGCAATGGTAACGTATGGTGCAGTTCCAACGCTACGAAGAGGCGAGAATGGTTCTACGCATATTAACGAGGCTCTGGCGGAGCTATATGCTCAAACAGATACGCCTATAGTAACATCTGCACCCGTGAGTGAAGCGACCGCTACAGGTACGCTAACGATGGCTACAATCCCGGTAACAAATGATACTGTAACAATAGCTCTAGGAGCGACTACAAACGTTTATACTTTTGTATCTACAAACGCAACAGTAGTTATTGATAATGAAGTTGTAATTGGTGCAAACGTAACAAACTCACAGGCTAATTTAATTGCTGTAGTTAATGCGGATAGCGTTGTTTCAATAGGTGCTTTTGCTACAAACGGAGTATCTACAGTAACAGCTGTAACATCAGGAACAGCGGGTAATGCTATCATAACAGAAGCAAGCCTACAAAGTACAGATGATTTTACAGCAGGAACTTTGAGTGGCGGAGTTGATATGACAGAAACAGATGCAGATATACTAATCTCAACTGGATTCTTATATATCAAAATTTCTGCAACAGCTTGGCGTAAGATTACGCTGGAAGCATTATAACTAAAACATAAATAAGGCAAAATAATAAAGGAGCCTAAATAATATGAAGATAGCATTAAACATTGGTGGAGTGGAAGAACTACCCGAAGCATTAAGACCCTTCTGCGAGAAAGCGGATGATGATACAATTAGTATTGAAACAGATGATTTAAAAACTTCCGCGGATATAGAAAAAGTATCAAAAGCACTTACAGCAGAGAGACTGCTACGGAAGGATTCTGAAAAGAAAGTTAAATCCTATGGTGAGTATAGCCCCGAGGCTGTTACTGCACTAGAGGACGAGCTAGCACAGCTTAAAGCGTCTCATGTAGACCCGATGGATATTAAAGAAGCAAAAGCAAAGCTACAAGAGATTTATGATGCTAAGATTGCTAAAGCAACAGAGGATAATCTTACTAAAGTAAATGCTCTGCAAGCAACGCTCAATGAAAAAGAAGCTTTTATCACTAACGTGAAGTTAGAAAAGCTCTTGATGAAACAGATTAAAGATGTTGCTAATCCGAGTGCATTGTCAGATATGTTACCACTTCTGGCTAGTCAATTTAAATACGATAAAGATGCGGATGAGTTTGTTAATATCGACGGTGTGACACCTATGGAAGAAACTTGTGAAGCATTTTTTAAAACACGCTCTTGGTTCGTGAAGGATTCAAGTGGTGCTGGTGCTAATTCTGGAGACAGAACACCTGCTACGGGTAAGAAATGGTCAGCAATGAGCATGACTGAACAATCCGCATTAATTGTCAGTGATAGGGCAAAGGCTTTACAGCTTGCACAGAAAGAAGGCGTATCCTTTTAAGAAAGATTTAAAATAAGTAAATGTGATATTTACCAAAATGTTAAAAAGTAAATATCAGAATAGTGTGATACTCTTTTGATAATAAGTTATAAGTAATAATAAATTAAAGAAAGAGGTCATATTATGGCAGCTACACGAATATCGAATATAGTAGCACCCGAAGTCTTCGCGATTTACGGGTCAGTAAACAGTCTTGCGAAAGACGTATTAGTTAAAGGCGGTATAGCGGTTCAAAACGCAAAACTGCAACAGGCAATTATGGGTGGCGGTAATTCAATCGTTATGCCATATTTCAAGGCTCTAACCTATTCAGAGCCTAACGCATCCTCGGATGACCCTGCGTCGTCTTCTTCACCATTGGCACATGGCACAGAAAAGGATATTGCATTCAAACAACCCGTTAATCAGTCATGGGCAACTATGGACTTGGCAGATGACCAGTCAGGCGAAATTATCGTTGATGATGTTGTTGCTAAAGTTGAACAGTATTGGCAGGAAGACAGACAGCGCAGATATGTCAATACAGCACAGGGTCTAGTATTAGATTCAATGGCAAGTCATTCTGATGACATGGTAGAAGATATTACTGCAGCTACAGGTGATTCTGTTGTTACGGCTAACCTAATTAACGCTACAGCAGTTATTAACGCTACAGCAACAATGGGTGATGTGATTGATGCATTGACAGTAATGGCAGTACATTCAACTGTTTACACAAACATGAGAATCAATGATCTAATTGATTACAAAACAGATTCAGAGACATCAAAAGAAATTCCGTATTACATGGGAATGAAAGTTCTGGTTGACGATTCTCTATTCACTCTTGCCTATGGTTCTCCTGCAAAAGTAAAATACACCAGTCTAATTTTTGGACAGGGTGCTTTTGGAGTTGCAGCTGGTTCAAGTGCATTTACAGCAACAGCCTATGAGCAGGATGAATCTGCTGGCGATGGTGCTGGAATGGAAACTCTCTACTCTCGTAGACAGTGGATTATACACCCATTCGGTTACACTTTTGTTGGTGCTAACATGGCTGGTAATGCTCCTACACTTGCAGAGCTTGCAGCCGCAGCTAACTGGACACGTAATGGCGTAAGAAAATCTATTAAGATTGCAGCTTTACTTTCCAACGGATAAGTAACACATAAGTAATAACGGGTTTACTCCTTTTCCTGTTTCTTCCCTCCACTTAGCAATAGGTGGCGGGGGAGTTTTTGTCATAAGGGAGAATTATAGGGAGTAATTATGAAGCAGATAGATAGAACAGATTTTGATAATTTAGATAAAGATATTGTTGCGGAGATTGCAAAAGAAAATGGAATCACATTCCACCACAATTGTGCAAAACGTTCAATAGTATCAGCTATTCTAAATATGGATGCAAGCGAAGCTAGTGATGAAGCAATCAGAGCAAGTATAGCAAAGCATACAGAGGAGTCCGAGCCTGTAAAAGAAACGGCTAAAGAAGATTCTTTTACTAATCCTAAAGATGGACAAGAAAAACAGACGGAGACAATTTCCAAAAAAGAAGAAAAACCAATTGTGCCTAAAACAGCCAAAGAAGTTAAGATTGTAATTTCTGAATTAGTAAGTAATTTTGTTACGAAAAAAGATTACGAAGGTTTAGGAGCATTTATTACTTTTATGGATGGTGAAGTTTCTGCTCTGAGAACTATTTTCAAGCAACTAAGTAAAGAGAATACCCCGAAAGTAGAAAGTCTTTCTCTTGCTGAAATGCAATTAATTAATAGAAAAATACAAGATTCTATTGTACGAGTAGAGCCAAAAAAACCGCATCGTAAAAGGCGTAGATAATGTCATTAACACTTATAACAACTGTAGGGGGAGCAACCTCTAATTCATACGTGACAGAAGCAGAGATAGCTTCCTATATGGAAACTAAACTGTATGCTACTGATTTTCTTGCTTTGACAGAAGAACAGCAGAAGGCAGTTGCTATCGAGTGTACAAGGATGATAGACACGTATTTTGCGTACTATGGAGACATAACCAACACCGACCCAAGGCAAGCATTACAATTCCCCAGAAGTAGTGCTTACGAGTGCGACGGAACGCCAATAGCTGATGATGTTATTCCGCAGGCAGTAAAGAATGCTCAAATGGAACAGATGGTTTACTTTGCGAGTACTAATTCTACTTCACCTGTTTACAATAAATATAATAAAGTAAGTGTAGGTAAGAATGCTGTAGCAGTGGAATATAATAGAGATTTATCATACAAGAAAGTTAATAGTATAGTTGCTGATATGTTAGTTTGTTTAGGACGAGATATTAATAATGCAACTGGGGATGGAATTGGTAATATTAGAATAGTCAGGAGCTAGTATGAGTTTCAACGAATTAGAAAAAGATATAGCAGAGCTACTACCCGAGATTCTCGGAGAATTAGGTGGTACTGGTACTGTGGATATTATAGTTGAAACAACCGCAGGAGGATACAATACAGACCCTACTTCTACAGTAATGAGCTTTCCGAATATTCTTATAACACCTCCTACAGATTATCAGAAGATGTTGCTAGATGAAACATTTACTATTAAGACTGGATTTGCTTGTTATGTTTTGACAAGTGAAGTAACAACTAAACCGATTGCTAACAATAGTTACTTGACTATCCATCAGGGAAATTTTGTAGATGCTTCTTTAGTAAATGTTAAGTTGAAAATTACAGAAGTCAACCCTGTCCAAACAGGAAAAGTTGTAACAATGTATGAATTAATTTGCGAGGGATAATATGTCAATGAATAATTACAGTAGAAGTTTCGCAGTGGACATAGCCAAGTTCGATTTGCAATTACATAGAGAATTAAGTTCTAAGCTAAGAAAAGCTACTATCAATGGTTTTAGGTCGGCAATAACACAGACAAGAGTGGACACAGGCACAGCAAGGCTGAACTGGAGAGTGTCTTTAGGCGATATAAATACATCAACATCTAAAGACCCGAGTATTAAGCCTAAGAAAGGGCAACCGCCTAATACTACTGAATATATGACTTCCGGAATGGAAGCAGTATCGGTAACACTGAAAAGCGGTATTCTGGGTAATATTTATATCTCTAATAATTTAGATTATATCGGTATGTTAAATTGGATGGATGATTATGAGACAGGTATTGTAAGGTCTGTTGAAGAAGGGTTAATGGCATGAGTACTCAAATAAATACAGCGGTTCTGATTGAGCATTATGTTGGCTTACTATCGGCATTAACAACACAACCGACAATAGGATATGAGAATCGAGTTAATACGATACCAGCAACAACAGAACTTTATTGTATAATTGAAAGTGATATTGTAAGTCAAACAGATGCGGCTAACGCCTTTTTAACAACTCTTTTTAATTTGAATATTCATGTTCATATAAGAGCGGGTTTAGGTATTAAAAAGCAGAATGATTTATTGGTCGCTATGCAGGATATTTACAGTCCACAAGTTGGTACGAATATTAGTAAAGTTGTGAGCGGAGTTACTACTACAATAACTACTACTCAAATCTTTTCTGGCGGTATGACTGAAAACAATTATTACAGAAAAACATTACAGTTAAAAATAACTGCGACTAAAAAAATAACATAAGAAAGGGATTTAAATATGAATCCACAAAAAGCACGAATATCACTGGCAACAACACCAGCATTAACATTTGAAGAACGTTCAGTTCAACCGTCAAGTATAGGTTTAACTGGAAAGCTTGATACATCAAGTTCTGCAAATGATGATTATGTAGACGGAGGAACTGGCGTTACTACACCAGTTGTTTTTAAGACTTATATACCCTCGCTTTTTGCAGAGGCGAAAGACATTACTTGCGAAGTGCTGTACAGCACGGCGAAGTACACCGCTTGTCTTGGAGCAATAGGGGTGTTAACTGTTATCACAATTGACTTTAGTGATGGCGGTAAAATTGTATTCAACGGATGGCTGGCGGACTTTGATGCTTCACAGGAAGATACCGTTGATGCAAGTGGTTCCGCAAAAGCTACTATTATAATTCAAAGAACTGGTGCAGCGGCAACAGTAACAGACCCAACGTAATTTATTAAATAAAATTAAAGTAAGAAAGGATTTATTATGAATCCACAAAAAGCAAGAATAACAATAGGAAGTTTAACCTTTCTTGAACGTTCAGTGCAGCCCCCGAGTGTAGGGTTAACTGGAAAACTTGACACGTCAAGTTCGGCAAACGCAGGAGCAATTGTAGCCGGTAGTCCAGTAGTTTTTAAGACATATATTCCAAGTTTATTTGCAGAGGCAAAAGATATAACAGCAGAAGTACTTTATTCTACTGCTCAATATTCGGCATGTCTTGCACAAATTGGTGTAGAACAGAATTGTTTGATAACGTTCGCAGATGCAACAAGTGTAGCATTTAGAGGTTGGTTAGCCGATTTTGATGCTAGTCAAGAAGATACAGTAGATGCAAGTGGAAGTGCAAAAGCTACTATTATAATTCACCGTAGTGGTGGAGCAATAGTATAATAATAATCACAAAGGAGTAAAAATATGACAACAGCAAAAAAGACAACAACAACAGCAAAAAAGCCACAAGTTAAAAAAGTGGAAGACAAAGCAGAAGTAATTGAAGCGGAAGTAGTGGAGCATGAAGCCCCCGAACCTGTACAATCTTTTGAAGAATATATGGCAAGCAGGGTAATGGATAAGAAGTCCAATATTATCACTTGTCCAGTCAGAAATATACGTACAGGCAAGATGGTCGACCTACTGGTTACTACACCTACCTATAATGACCTTACATCTGATATCGAGTTATATACTTTGTATTTCAACAGGTCAAAAGCAATTGGATTTGAACTAGGTATGGACGAAGATGAGCAACAGGAAGCGTTAAATAAGTATATTGATAATCTGGAAAA